AAAGCCGTAAAGGTTTTAGTGCAGTAAGGACTGTTCACTAACTTGGCTAAAGCCCAAGCATCTGTCGGGTCGTTAGGCGTAGGAGTACCAGTCATCAACCACAAACGTGTTGTATTGTTATTGTCTATCCACTTCCGGAATACTTTAAAGCGTTGTGTGGATGGGTTGCGTAGGACTGCCGCCTCATCGACAATAATCAAATCAAACTTTCCATGTGTGATGTCAGAGATGATGGGGAATCCATCGTGGTTAATAATGTAGAAGTCTGCCTCAGTATTAAGCAACTTCTTTCTACGTTCAGCAGTGCCATGCAGGACTACAAACTTCCGATGATGGAAGCCTGTAAATATAGCATCACCCCATACCCTCTCCAATGTAGACAAGGGTGAAAGAATCAAAACCTTTTTGACTGCACCAATCTTCATGAGATAGTCAGCCGCCCATAAAGCCGATTGTGTTTTGCCTGTACCAATCTCGTTCAAGACTAAGCCACGAGGATGTAAGGTTAAAAAAGCGGCAGTCTGTTTCTGATGTTCATATGGTGTGTACTGTCCGCACCAGTTGTAATAGTGCAGGATAGGGCTAGGCGCATTGATGCCAAGGTTTCTTAGCACACGCACCTCGTCAAGACTATGTGGTGTAAGCACAAGGGGTATCCCTCGTACCATCACAGTCTTTGCAGTCGGTATGCTATCAAGCACCCGATTGGGGTTGTTTAATTTAAGGGCAAGTGTCTTTGCCTTCTCTACCACTAACATGTTGTCACCTGTATAGTTTCTCTTTCATCGCCTGTTCCATAGAGCCAATAGATTCCTCGTCATAAACCAAGAACCACCATCCTCCTGCTCTCTGTATCTCCTCACCACACTTCTTCTGCAAGGCACTAGGCTTCTTTGTCCTATCTGCTTTGACCTCAACCCCCATGAACTTGCCGTTCACAATGGCGATGATGTCAGGTATCCCTGCCTTACCAAATCCGTTGCTTGCAGGGAAGAAGTACCATACATCATGAGCCTTCAAGACCTCAACAACTTTACGCTTTATCTTCCCTTCGGGGGTATTGTACGACATTATACACTCCTGTCAAGTAAGGTTAAACCCTAGCATAATCACAATCATGTCGAGCAGGACAGTACCTACACAAACCACTCGGTTTAGCAGGCCAGTTGTCATGCTCTAGTGAACTGTAAATACGTTGTATGCGCTTCATGATGTCAGCCCATATAGCATTGACTTCCCCTCTATGGTAGGTCTCTGTATCCATCGCCATATCCTTGAGCCACACGAGTGAAGTGCGTACTGATTGCACCTCAGGATAGTGCTTGAATACTTGCGCCGCAAACAGTTGCATCTGAAAGAAGTCAGCCTTACGCTTCCCTGTTTTCCAGTCCATCACATTCGCTACCTTACCATTTATTACAAGGATGTCAAGTTTACTTCTTAGCCATGCGTCAGCATCCCACCACCCCGTAGGTGTCAGGTTCTCACTCAGCACAAGTTCTTGCTCGATGTATAACTCACCCCCCTTCGAGATGCGTTCAACCGATGCACACAGTGGTTCATAGTGGGCTATCTCTTGGGGCAATACTGTGTTCTCTTTAAGGCGGTTCTCCAAGAAAGCATGGATTCTTTCACCATGCTTACTGGCTTCGCCACCTTCATCTGTAACATCTTTGACAACTCGTTGTCGGAAGTACCGCAATGGGCAATTCTCGTACAACTTAATTGACGAGTAAGAATGGGATAGTCGCATAGCTTATAGCCCCTCGGGGTGTCCTTGGGGTTCTCTGTTCATTGGAAAAATCAGTATAACTCAGTTCTGCATACGCATCAAGATGTCGTATTTGAGGACTTCCAACTGGGCTATGACCTCCATTACATCGTCAATGCTTGTGGAAAATCTTGAGTAAACACCATCAGTCTTGAGCAGGATAAGCACGTTGGATGCACCATCGTTCTGTACTTTGTCCATTGCTTTTTGCAGGATGTCTACTACCTCAGACTTGCGTTTGTCTGTCACGATTTCAGTTAAGTTTGTCACTGTCATTTCTATTCTCCTTCGGGTAATCTAAATCGTAGTTAATCTTTAGCGAATCCCCCGCCCTTAGTTCAGCTTTCAATTCGCTTGAACGTACGAACGGCACGCCGTTATCGAACACACCATGCACAATAAGATGTGTGATGTGTAGCTTAGGTTCATTCATCAGGTGTCTCCGTATGCCTCAGCATGTCCTGCTTCACAAGCAACTGGTAAGTCCTTCGCCCAGACGGGAGGGGTAGACATTACTTCCACAAGATATTGCTCTGCGTCTGTCACCTCTGCTTCCGGGGCAGTGATGATTAACTCATCGTGAACTTGGAACGCAACATGGTATCGCTGCCCAACCTTTGTCATCTGTTCAGCAACAACTATCCGAGCCATCGCTTGCACAAGGTTCTCTGTTACTTTCCCACCATATATCTTTGTCCACTCAATCTCATCGGTCTGTCCTGTGAGCAGTCTTTCCTTCACAGCTTTGCGATAAGTCCGAGCATCAGAAATATATTCATAGTTGTTTGACGATGAACGCAGAGCTGGATAGCGGATGTAAAAACCATTGACCAAGCGGATACCTTCTTCATCATAGGTAACCATCTTTGCAATAGAGCCTCGTTGTCTTGCCAAGATACCACCAAGGGATTGACCGCACTTATTCCACAACTGAACTATCTTGTGGTTCTTCTGTCGATACAACCGAACGATGCGCTCACATTCTTCTAGTGTCATCTTCACAGAGATACCGCCCTGTCCTATCTCTAGTGTGCGTCTAAACTTCTCAGCACCCATGCCATAGCCAAGTCCTAAGATACAAGTCTTACCTACGAACCGCTCAATCTTGTCAGCCTTTGTTATGGTGCGACCATATACATCACTGGCAAACTCAGAGTAAACATCACGACCTTCAGCAAACGCACCAAGCAAATCGTTTTGTTCTGCTAACCAAGCAACCATGCGGGCCTCAATCTGTGACGAATCACAAGCCACAAGAACTTGTCCGTTGGGTGCTTTCAATGCACGGCGGATTGCTCCGTTGCGTGGCAAGTTTTGTAGGTTGAGTTTTTCTCCCCCTGAGAACCTGCCTGTGTGCGCACCATAGTAATTGAGAAGGATTGGGAGGCGACCCCGCCCTGCCACTTCTATTAGAGACTGGGTTCGGGTCTCCTCTAGAGTGGACTTCACTCCGAGCCGAGCCGAGACCGCGTTCTGTACTCGTGGGTCAGGATGCTCCAACAAATCGGTGAATGATTTGTCAGTCTTAGAAAAAGCGTAGGCTTCCTTGCCTGTCTTAACACTCATCTTCTTGGGAGGGTCAATGCCCAAGTTCTCTAGGTACTTGGCAAAGATGTTGTTGCTCATCAATGTCTTTGTAATAGAGTCCTTGCTGATACCAGTCAAGCCAAGGTCATCAATCAATGACTGCTTGCGTTCAATGACTTCCTCAAGATGCCTGTCCAAAACCCCCCTATCTAATTCGATAGATGGTTCGGTATACATCCTCAAGGTTTGGTCAATAACCATGAGTTCGCTAACTGGAAAGCCACGCTTCAACTTATTGAACAAAGCATAGGTCAACTCCACATCGTTCTTGCAGTAGTCTCCATATCGTGCAAGTTCTTCGGGTGTGAAGTCTGCCTTGCGTTTACCTAACGCTTGGATAACTTCCTCACCCTTAGCACCCAACTCATAGTATGTTGCCAGTGCTTTGAGAGAACCCCCCACTGTGATGTTATGGAATGGCTTAGCCATACTCATAGTATCAAGCCACAACTTAGGCTTGATTCCAAATAGCCACGATAGGATAGCCCCATCAAAGGCGGTGTTGTGACAAAGGATTGCCTTGTCTTTATAGTTGAGAGACTTGAGAAACTTACCTACATCATTACCGCTATACCAGTCAGTTGGGAAGTTGTTAACCTTAACCCCCACCCCTATGACTTCAAAGTCAGGGCTACGGATATACGCTTCGGTAGTCATCTTAGACAAAGAGAAGTCCTTGTCGTAGAAAGTTTCAAAGTCTATGGTCACGATGTCCATAGTTAATTCCTTTTATCAAGCCACACCAGTACTGCTACTGATATGACGAACAGTACAACAAATGCGCCAATGACTACGACTGCGAACTGAATCCCAAACCATAGTGCATCGGCTACCGCAAGAAAAAATAGTAAGATGAAATCAATCATCGTTACTTCTCACCTCAACAAGTTTGTCGATGTAATGTCTTGCTTTCTTGATGTCATCAAGCCCACCCTTAGCATCGCATCGTGCAAGATACTTGATGGCATTACCACGCAAGAACCCTGCGAACTGCTCGGGTGTCATCCATGATTCCATTGCCTTCCAAGGTTGTACATCCATGTTCTTGTAGTGGTCACCGCCAACTTGCAAATCGTCTGCCTTATCACTTGGCACAAACTTATTGCTAGGTACATGGTCGTAAGCAAAGCCTGCCTCAACCACTACGCTTTCAGTCTTGTCAAGCATAGACCCACTAAGCACCCGCTTGCGTATGCCGTACACCTGTGGCATGTGCATACTGAACTTCGCACCAACATCCTTAGGGATTGCGTTGGGGTACTTCAAAAAATACTCTGTCACCTTCATTGATTTAGATTTTTTCATTTATCTTTTCCTACTGAGTTAAGCCATGCACATTCTTCTTCTAGCACCTTGACTCGTGCATGTAGTGAGTCAATGTCCTTCTGTTGTTCCTGCCATGCGGCATCCCATACATCCTTACTCCATCCACCATCATCTTCATACGCTACACCACCGATGAATACAGAGTAAGCACCATCACGCTTGAGGTTATCAATCACCAGTCATCTCCTTTAGGTATATCCAAACCAAGGTCGGATAAGTCGTCATAGTATTTACCCTCATCCGAATCTTCAAACGCTGATTTAGTAGGGGTATGCTTTACTACAACTTGTTTCTCTTTCTTTGGCTTGGGCTTCTTCAAAGTACCATAGAAGGAGGACATAAGAGTGTCGGTTGCTTGCTCAACATCTATGTCTTTAACCTTCTTAGGTACGGGCTTAGGGATTGAAAGAATACTCTCCCACTTCTCAAGAGTAGTACCCTTCACTCCGCATTTACATGACCATCGCCTGCGTGTTTGCACTAGGTCTATGTTCCATCGTGTGTCTAAGCACATCATCCGAGTCTTGCACTTCGGACACTTCATTGGTATCTCCTTCTTCAAACACACCAAACCTACGGCGCATGTCTACGCTGTATGTCGTGCATATATGGTCGCATTGTTTTAGTACATCAGGTACTGAGATTGTTGTTTGATAATATCCTGTGTGTACAGACTTAACAATACCCTTTAGTAAATCTGTGGTGAGTTCTCCACTACTAAGTGCTTGATACAAAACATCTTGCCACATGGGTGTATTCCAATCAGGCATTTCCCAATCGTGTCTACTCTTAGCACCTTGTCGTTCTGCATAGACTTCTTTGATAAGTGTATCAACAACACCTAACTTTGCTCGTACATGAACACTACGCTTGAA